TAACGATATGGTGGACGTTTTATGCTTGAAATAGCAATTATTGGATTTATTTTGTATACTATTGGTATCGTAATATGGGCGTTAAACGATTTACCAAGATACGTTCGTGAAAAAGAAAAGCGTGGTAAACGTGATGATTATTGGAGGTTTTAAAATGAAAGTAGCTATTAAAAATAAGCGTGAATTAACGTACATAGACGCAGACCAATTACTTGTAGCAGAAAATATGACCGTTAAAGATTTGTACGAAACTATGCTTACATTACAACATAGCGTGGATAATTTAACTGCTGTGTTGCGTGAACACGTGCTTGTACGTACAGACAAAGATTACATTATGGAAGTTGATAATAAGTTGAAACGCATTAAACGTTTAAAATTGTATGATGTGCCACCTAATGCCATAGACTTACATTTTTACACTGTTAAAGACGGACAGCTTGTTATAGATAAAAATAAAATAGGAGGTGCTTTATGATTACAGAAGTCGCAATTACAACAGAAGCCGCAATAGAATCGGGCTTATTTACAGAAATTTCTAGTTTCTTTTCAGGTTTTGATGGTATTAAAAACTTTATATTATCGTTATCAGGCGTAACGCTTATGGCGCTTATTTATAAAGTGCGTGGTTTACTTAACATTATTAAACAACCTGGGTTTGAAAAAACATTGTTTAACTTAGGTGAAAAATTTATTGCAGATGCTACTAAGAAACCTGAGCTTGTTGCAGAATTGTCTAAGGTATTACAAGACACTCCACAATTTCAAACACTTATGCTTAAAGCAACAGAAGCAAAAACAGAGTTATTATTAGAACTTGAAGGGCGCATATTTGATATTGAAGCTAAAATTAAAAGCGGTATGTTTAATGACGCAGAACTTGCTAAGCTTGTAGAATATAAAGCTAAGTTGATTGAGCATGTTGAAAACGTCAAGTAAAGCATTATCAATATTCTTAATATTTGTTGCGCCTGTTATTATTATTTTTACGCGGTATAGCTCTGATAAAGTTACAACAGTGCAAACACAGCTTGGCATTGTGCCCTTGTTGTTTATCTTAACAATAGCGTTTGTATTGCTGTGGTTTGTGTCTAATCAATTTATGGAAATGGTGCGTACAGATAAATTCGGTTCGCTTAGCATTACGTTTTTTGGGTTAATGCTTGCTATTATTTTATTCTTAGTGTGGTTTGTTTTACAGTATGTTGTAAACTTAGCCAAAACAAACTTAGATTTATTTGTGTCTAATTTTACCTACCACCAAGAAACATTATTCCAAATGTTAATGTTTATTTCTGCAGGTGTTGCACTTGTCATCGGTACAGCAGTGCTTACATGGCGTAAAAAACCTTAAATTTTGCGTATAAGCTTCTTTTATATTAAACCCGACAAAATATAGCTTAAAACAATTAAAGTCCTTTACAGGGCTTTTTTTGTATGAAAAAAGACACTATACCCAGTTAGTGTCTTGATTCAAAAAAAGTCAGATTCAATTTTTTAGTGCCACTTGCAATTCTTTTCACCAAAAATTTGTCCTGCCCTATGTTTAGTAGCCGTAACAGGTGGCTATATTTTGGACTTTTATTGTAGCACAGTTTCTTTATTAGTGTCAAAGGTTTGCTGTTCTTTAATCAACCATTGTAATTTCTCTATCTTTTCATCAAGTATTGCAATGTAATTCATATTAGCATATCTACGTGTATTAACATAAGATGTAATGGCTGTTGCACCCAACGTTAAAGACATTAAGATTAAAAAGATAATAAATTCTACCCATGATGTTATTTGAGCGATGGCCGCACCTTGGAACCCCACAAATAAAAATGTTTTAATGAAGTTAGTGACAGCCATGCGCTGTCTTACTTTTTTTTGCGGTGTTAAACTAAACCGTTGAGCTTCGTTATAATTATCCTCGTCACTTGCCACGTTAGATAGCTTTAAATGATTAAGCTCTACAGGCTTATATTTTACGTATATGTCGTTTTGTGATAGTTTGGCTAACTTATTACTGATTTTTATTTTAAGGCGCTCTAAGCGGTTAATATAATGCTTATTTACCAAATTAAACCATTTGAATGAACGTAATAGCTTAGCATTCTCTATCATTGTTTCATAACGTTTAATTTCAAGTTCGTATTTTTGTTTTAAATCATTGTACTTAACTTTTTTTAGATAGTCATATTTGTCTTTGTTGTATTGTGTTAAGATATCGTATGCTACTGCACTTTTAACTTGTGTACTTAATTCCGTTTGCTTGGATAACCGTTGTTTAAGAGATTCGTTTGTTTCTTCTTCGTCGAACATACCTCTGTCTGTAAACTCATTTGTAATAATTTTAATTGCAAAAAATGTACCCACAGCACCGAACGTCACAGCAATACTTATTAAAGCAGCAGGACTAAAATTATCTATAAGCCCGTTAGAGATAACTGCTATTGCGTATGCTAACAAGAATGAAATAACTGTTTTAATATCACGTACTAAATTGTTATCGCTTAATATTTTTTTTAGATTAAACATATTTGCTCCTCGTTTTTTAATTAATAAAAGACTGTTTTTTAACGAGAACAGTCAAAACTCATAGGAAGGGGAATTAGAGGAAGGCAATTTAATTATAGCACATGGGTAAAATATTCTACAAGCTTAGCTCCTAAATAAATACCAACAATACCTAAAATGCCTTCAATAACGTGCGGTGCAGGTATAGGTAATTTTAAAAGCTTAAATATCATACCCACAATTAACCCGGTTAATAAAGATAATAATAATGTCATGCAAGTAGTGCTTCCTTATCTAATTGTTTTTTAATGCCTGCTAAGTTTGTACGCTTGTTTAATAAGCCAATTAATAAATCGTCTCCAAAATAATACTGTGTAATTTCAATGCCTGTGTTTCTAAACTGAATCATAAACTGTGCCTTCTTATAATCAAACGAAATAGTATTACCTAATGTGGATACACGTCTTAAACTTTTATCTTTTAAAATAGCTTCTAATATTTTTTTCATTACGAAATCCTTTCTTTATTTTTAGCAGAAGCAAGGGTGGGCGTTACTGCCCACACCTTACCAATAGCTTTATAACTGCAATTCCAAGTATCTAATACCTTACCGTCTTTAACGGTTGTTAAGTGTTTACGCACACTTATTAAATATGTGCCTTTTGGATTTTTCTTAGCAAATTCGCCAACCTTCATATTTCTAAACCCATCAAGCTTTTTCCATTTAAGAACTTTTTCTACATATGGTGTCCAATTTTTGTCTTCGTTGAAGTATTTAGCCTTTGTAACTGTTTTATAACGGTTAAGCTCTAATTGGACCTCCTTGTAGTCTAAGCCACTGCATAATGTAATAGCACGTTTTACGCAGTCGCCTACGATTTTCTGTTGTGGGTGCGGGTTAGTAAATACAAATAGAAAATCATTGTCAATAAGATAAAGCTGTTGTTCTTCAAGATATTCTTTGTAATTGAACATGTGTTACCCCCTTTTTTTTTATTTATGGTGCCTCAATTACAAATACATTATAGCACATGTTTAAAGTTAATGCAAATTAAATGATAAAAATATTTCAAGTTTTTTTAAAAAATAATAATAACTGTATACATGGTTTGCACGGTTTTAGTCCTGTTTTGCTATTTTATTTTATATATTTTTTTATATGCTTAAAGTAGTAAAATAGATAAGAAACTATGCAAACTATGTATTTTTTTAAAAAAAACTTGCAAACTTTTCAAAAATGCTTATAATTAAAATTGTATTTTTTGAAATTAGGTGAGTTCGTAAAGGATGAGAGACTTAATAGAGGTCTTACTCAACAAGATTTAGCACAAGCATTAGCTGTAAGTATCGTAACTATTAATGCAATAGAGAACAAACATACTTGTGGAATTAAATTATTAAAAAGATTAAGCGAATTTTTTGAAGTTTCTATTCCGGAACTTAGGGAGATGGTAGTAAATGAAGATAACCAACAGATTTAAATTACCTGATGCGTTTATGCGCATGGCAACAAATGACGACTATACACCTAAGCCGGATAGCTTCGGCGCAACAACATTATTATTACCGGCACAAGAAATTGTGTTGCGTAGACGTTTTGATAACGAGATGGAGCAAGATGTTAGTGATATGATAAGCATGTTATTTGGTACTGCGGTGCATAGTATATTAGAAAAGCACCAACCCGGTGAATTTACAGAAATGTATTTAAAACACCAAATAGATGATTTGTTTGTAAGTGGAAAAATCGATTTATATGATGAAAAAGCATTCGAAGTTATCGATTATAAAACTACAAACACAAACAAAATTATTTATGACGATTTTGCCGATTGGCGCATGCAAGGTTTAATCTATGCTTGGCTTTTAATTAAAAACGGGCATATTGTGGAACGTCTTAAATTTATTGCGCTACTTAAAGATTGGAGCAAGTTTAAAGCTATGTATGCCAACGGGCAGGATAATTATTACCCAGAAGCACCTGTGTATGTTTACGAATTTAAAGTACACAGTGAAGATTTAACTTTTATAGATAATTACATACGTGATAAGCTTACGCAAATTAAACGTTTACAAGCTATGGATAATAACGCTATATTAAATGAACCGTTAGAAGAATCCTTTATGCCCAAAAAACGTTATGCAGTAAAAGGCCCAAAAAGTACACGGGCAAAACGTGTCTTTGATCGTTACGCCGATGCTGTAGAGTATGCAGGTGAAAACGATTTAATTGAAGAACGCGAAGAAGAGAATATTAAATTTGAAATTATGTGCCAAGCTATTAAGCATGCAAGGCGCATACAAAAATTAGAGGAGGTTTAACATGGGTTTACCCGTACTTGTGTATGGTAACAGTGGCACAGGAAAATCTACAAGTTACCGTGCATTTAATGAAAAAGAATTAGGTATTATTAATGTACTTGGAAAACAATTACCATTTAAAAACAATTTTAAAACATTTACTTCGAGTGATTACCCGACTATTAAACAAGCATTATTAAAAAGCACCGTGAATACTATGGTTATCGATGATGCTGGTTATTTGCTTACAAGCCAATTTATGGCTGGGCATGCAGGCGGTAAAGGTAATGCAATTTTTGATCTGTATAATCAAATTGGAGATAACTTTTGGGATTTAATACGTTTTGTGCAGTTACAGCTGCCAGCAGAAAAAATTGTGTATATATTTATGCACGAAGACAAAAACGACATGGGCGATATTAAACCTAAAACTATTGGGCGCATGCTGGACGAAAAAGTTTGTGTCGAAGGTTTATTTACTATTGTATTACGTTCGTTCAAAGAAGAAGGCAAATATTATTTTAGAACACAGTCGAGCGGATTTGATGTATCTAAAAGCCCAATAGATATGTTTAACAACGAAAAAATTGATAATGATTTAAAACAAGTGGATAATGTTATCCGCGAATACTATAACTTAGGAGGAAGCAATTAATGAAAAAAATTGAAGGTTTTGATGATGTTCAAGAGGTAAGTAGTGGACCGCGTTTGCAACCAGGCCCACAAGTAGTACAAATTACAAAGGTAGAAGATGTTACAGATAAGGAATATTTACGTATTGAATTTGATATTGCAAAAGGCGATTTAAAAGACAATTTTAAAAGCTTAGAAAATATGTACGGTACTTGGCCTAACCAAGGTACATTGTACAGAAGCTATAAACAAAATGCGTTGCCTTATTTTAAACGTTTTATTGTAGCTGTTGAAAAAAGTAACAGCGGTTACAAGTTTGATTTTAACGAGCAGAGCTTAATAGGTAAATATTTTGTTGCAAATTATGGTGTTGAAGAATACGATAATGGGTCTCAAATTGTTGAAACAGTTAAACCTGTTGAAGTGCGTTCTGTTACAAGCTTAAAAGAAGACAAAATTAAAATACCTAAACCCAAACGTTTATCTGATGAAGTGCATGCAAAATATTCACAACCAGCAGCTACTGTAAATAATACCGCTACAATTGAAGATGACGATCTACCGTTTTAAGGGGTAGTTTATGATTTTTGATAATATTCCACAAGAAATAAAAAGCAATGGTTTATGGTGCTTGTGGAAATTAGATAACAATAATAGTAAAATACCACGCGATGCAGTAACAGGTGGTTATGCTAAAAGTAATGACAAAACTACTTTTCACAGTTTTTCAATTGCCCTTGCAAATTTATCTAAGTATTACGGCTTTAATGATAAAAATGAAATGACGGGCGGTTTAGGCTTAGGTATATTTAACGGTTACAGCGCCATAGACATAGATCATTGTCGCGATAAAGAAAGCGGCAAATTAAGCGATATGGCAAAAGATATTATTGATTATTGTAACAGTTACACAGAAATAAGCCCGTCAGGCACTGGTGTACGTATTATCTTTAAAACAAACAGCGTTATTGATAAGAATAATTATTACGTTAATAACAGCAAACTTGGTTTAGAGATATACATAAGTGATAATACAAACAAGTTTGTTACAATTACTGGAAACGTTATCTACCCAAATGATATTCGTGAAGTTAATATTGATTATGTGCTTGATACATACATGCGCAAAAATGCTAACAAAGAACACGTTTACACAAATGCACAAGTAGATAGACGTATCATTAAGGCGTTACAAAAAGATAAAAAACTTATAAAACTGTGGAATACTGTGGCACCTGGTAGCGGTGCAAACGAGAGTGAACTTGACCTTGCTTTATGTAATAAACTTGCTTTTTATGTAGAAGGCGATGCTGATAAGATTAATCAAGCATTTATTGAAAGCCCTTATTTTAAAAGTAAAGACGAAAATCATAAAAACAAGTGGATAGAACGCAACGATTATCGCGAAATGACCATTGAAAAAAGCGTGCATGCTATTGAAGAAATTAATGATCGAGAATTTGATGCAAACGATTTAAATGATACAGGTAATGCACAACGTTTAATAGACCGTTTTGGCGATATACTGCGTTATAATGTAGACAATAGTATGTGGATGATTTGGAACGGTAAGTATTGGCAGCCTGATATTTATAATAACGTTAAGAATTTTGCCGAGGTTATTGCAGAAGATTTTAAACAACAGGCTGTTATGGCAGGTTTTAGTGACAGCGCTAAGGCTATTTACCAAAATGTTAAGCGTATTTTAAGCAGTGCGGGTAAAAGCGCTATGCTTAAAGAAGCGGAACATATAGTAGGTATACCTGTCGCAAACTCAGATTTTGATGTAGAAACGCATGTTATTAACTGTGAAGACGGTATATTAGATTTGCGCACCGGAAAAATAGTACCTCACGACAAAGAACGCATGCTGTCTAAATTTATTCCGTATCATTTAACAGGTGAACAGCCCGATCGTTGGTTAAGTTTTCTTATAGAAATATTCGAAGGCGATGACAATGTTATTGATTATGTGCATAAAGTAGCCGGGTATTCACTTACAGGCAGCATGAAAGAACAATCCATGTTTATCTTAGTAGGCGATGGCGCTAACGGTAAAAGTTTATTCTTAGAAATCTTAAATTTAGCAGCCGGTAGTTATGGCGCTACAAGTAACGTTGAAATACTACTCGAAAAACGCTTTACAGGCGCAAATTTGGGCGACGTTGCCCGTTTAAACAAAATCCGCAATGTTATAACGGATGAAACCAAAATAGGCGACAAGCTAAACGAAAGCGCAATTAAAACAATGACAAGCGGTATTGGTAAAATTGTTGCAAGATTCTTATACGGTAACGAGTTTGAATTTACTCCTATCTTTAAAATATTTATGGCTACAAACCACAAACCTGTTATTCGTGGAACCGACCATGGTATTTGGCGCCGCTTAAAGCTTATACCTTTTAATCGTGTATTTGAAAAGCATGAGCAAGATAAAGACTTAATTGAGAAGCTTAAACACGAAATGGACGCTATATTTACATGGATGGTAGAAGGTGCAAAACGTTGGTATGTAGAAGGCTTAACCGAGCCTCATAAATTAGAAGAAACCATTAAAGAATATCGCACAGAAATGGATTTAATACAGCGTTGGGTAGATGAAGCGTGTGATGTAGGAACTAAATTTAGAGCACCTGCCAAAGATTTGTTTGAAAATTTTAGCAATTACGTGTCTATAAACAGAGAATTCCAAATGTCACAAACATTGTTCGGCCGTAATATATCTAAAAAGTTTAAAAAACGTCGTTTAGGCGGTGTTATGTATTATGAAGGTGTACAACTTAAAAAAGACAGCATTTATTGGCTGAGTAAGGAAGAGTATAATGAAGTTTAAAAACATTGAAAAAAATAAGCTTGTATTTAATACGGACATTCCAACATTTGATTATGATTGGACTCAGCCTATATTGGTGTCTGAAGATATGAAAGTTTATGCAGGAAACTCTTTAAGGAATAATTTGTATGGTGAAATTAAATGTGTTATTATACCTAAAGATGATTATCTTGAACCTGCATTAAACAAAATTGAATTAACTATTGCTGAAGAAGCCAGCCAAGATAGATATACATTTGCTGAAAAAGAAATTAAAAAGTATTTAAATTTTTGGCAGCCAAGTGTAGAAACGTTCTCTTTATTTACCGACGAAGAAATAAAAGATACCACTACTATTATTACTGAGCAGAATTATAAAGAACCGAGTGTTGAGCATGATATGTCAGAAATATTGAATAGGAGCAAATAAATGCAAGCTTATTCTGCGACGTTAGAAACATCTACATATTTATTTGACGATATGCCTAATGATTACATAGAATATGGGCTTGTGAGCTTTTATCACTTAAAAGAAGCGGATTTACCTGTTATATTGCAAAAAACAAAAAGACTTTTAATTGATAGCGGCGCATTTACATTTAGATCAAAAACTAAAAGCGGCGGCATTGAAGATTTTGATAATTTTGCTAACAAGTATACAGAATTTGTTAAACGTTGGAAAGATAATGAACGTATTGAAGGCTTTTTTGAATTAGATATCGATGGTGTAGTACCGTATGAAAAGGTGCAAGAATATAGGAAAAATTTACTTAAAGTAACACCCAAAATTATTCCTGTGTGGCACAAAAATAGAGGTATTCAGAGTTTTCATAACATGTGTAAAGTATTTAAAGACCGTAAAGTAGCAATTACATCACTTGCAAACGATATTGCAGAGGACCAATACAACATGTTTATTAATACTGCTAAAAAATACGGAGCAAAAATACACATATTAGGTATGACACGATTTAAATACATGAAACCTTTTAACATTAAAAAAGACGATAGCTGCGATTCTTCCTCGTGGAAAATGACGTCTATTAACGGAGGTTTTATGGCACCGTTGCCAGATGGCGATTGGTTTAAGTTTAGTTTTACCGAACAAAGTGACATACATTACAAACCCTTAATGCGTTTAAACCTAATAACCATGGTGAATATTCAACGATATTATAAAGGAAAGGAGTATTAATGAAAGTATTTATTAGCTGTGTAGCAAAGAAAAAGAATGTTCCAGCCTTAGTTAAAGACATTTATATATCAAGCTTGTTTACAAAATCATTAGATTATGCGCGAACATTAACAAGCGATGAAAATATTTTTATACTAAGCGCAAAACATGGTGTATTAAAGTTAAACGATTATATAGAACCTTACGATCAAACATTAAATACCATGAATCAAAGTTCGCGTGAAGAATGGTATTCAAAAGTAGCTGTGCAATTAAAGCGTATGGATCACGATTTTAAAGAACCTACGTGTATATTAGCAGGCAAAAGGTATTACGATGGAATTATCCATTTGTTCCAAAATGTTCAATTACCACTCGATGGCTTAATGTTAGGCCAAAGATTGCAATTCTTGAACAATGTGAAAAACCACAATAAAAAACAGTCCCTCGGACTCTAAACAAGGAGATTCAAATGAAAGAAACAAAGATTTTTGTTTTAAATAGCGGTGGATTAGATTCAACTACACTGCTTGCATCTGCTGTAAAAGCACATGGTGTGAACAGAGTACACGCTATTAACGTTACTTATGGGCAAAGACATGATAAAGAATTACTACATGCTGAAAAAATTGCCAATTATTACCAAGTTCAACAGCATTTATTAGATTTAAGCACTGTATTTAGATATTCTGATAATGCGTTAATGAAGCATTCTACACAAGATATTAAGACAAGCACTTATGCAGAACAGAAAAAGGACGATTTAATTGTTAATACTTATGTGCCTTTTAGAAATGGATTAATGCTTGCAGCTGTTGCATCTTTTGCAAAAGGTTTATTTCCACATGATATTGTTGAAATACATATCGGTGTTCACCAAGACGATTATGCAGGAGCCTCATATGCGGATACAAGTCAAAAGTTTGTTGATCATATGAATTATGCTATCTCTGAAGGAACTTATGGCGAAGTTACTGTTGTATCGCCATTTGTTGATTACACTAAGGCCGAGGTTGTTGCCCTAGGCTTAGCACTTAAAGTTCCATACGAATTAACATGGAGCTGCTATTTAGGCGGAGAAGTAGCGTGTGGTCAATGTGCTACTTGTAAAGATAGAATTGAAGCTTTCACAAAAAATAATACGCAAGATAAAATAAAATATGAGGTGAATTTATAATGAAAAAAAATCAAAATAATTTAATGCTTTTAAGTATGTTGTTTGTTGTATCACTTGTTATTGCAAATGTTATTACGGGTAAAGTTATTGACACAGGTATCCCATTTAGAGGTGCTACTATTGTTGTACCAGGCGCAGCCTTTGCTTATGCTTTTACGTTCTTATTTACAGATGTTGTAAACGAAATTTGGGGTAAAAAAGTAGCGCAAAAACTTGTCGCATTTGGTATTGCTGGTCAAGTACTTGCAACCGCTCTAATTATATCTACGTCTTATTTACCTGCTATTGATCCGGCTGTACAAGACGCTTATTTATTACTACTTGGACAAAATTGGGTATTTGTTATTGGTAGTTTAGTTGCTTATACGTTATCGCAGTTATGGGACGTACATGTATTCCACAGAATAAGAAAATTTATGGTTGATAGAACAAACAGCACAAAAGATAGATGGATTTGGAATAATGTATCTACTATGACCAGCCAATTAATTGATACTATTGTGTTTATTGTTATTGCATTTGGTTTTGGTTACGGTTGGTTATTTAGTGCAAATATGCGCACAGTGCTATTTGGTATGATTTTAGGACAATATTTATTAAAATTCTTAATCGCACTTGCAGATACTCCGGTATTCTATTTACTAACACGTAAAAATGAAAGTAAGTAAACGAGATTTAATTATTTGGGCATTAATTAATATTTTCATAATTTTGTTGGTTTCGTTATACTTACAGAAAGTGGTTCCAGATTGGAAAATCTTAAATTAAGAGAATATCAAAAATTAATAATAAAAGATACCCAAAAAGCATTTTCTAACGGGTATAAGCGTCCACTTGTTGTCCTGCCTTGCGGTGCTGGTAAAACGGTTTGTTTTGCTGACATGGCAAGGCGCCATGTGGCGCAGAATATGGCTGACAATAATGTTTGGTTTTTAGTACACAGGCAAGAGCTTGTGGATCAAACTATTGAAACATTTAAAATGTTCGGCATACCTATGGGTAATGTATTTGTGGGTATGGTGCAGTCTTTAGCAAGTAAAATTAGACGCGGCATTCCGTTAGAAAAGCCTACACTTATTATATTTGACGAAGCGCACCACGCTACTGCTAAAACATGGCAGTCAATTATTGATTATTTCGAAGGCGTGCCTATGTTAGGACTTACAGCAACACCTACACGTATGAACGGCGATAGCTTGGGTCATATTTTTGATACACTTGTATTAGGTGTCGATGAACAATATTTAATGTCCGGAGGTTATTTAGCCGGGTATGATTACTATGCGCCACAAATAATAAATGACAGCCTTAAAATGCGCGGCAGTGATTTTGATCAAGAACATGTTGCAAGTATATTAGAAGAACGCAAAATATATGGTAATGTTTTAAAATATATTGATAACAAGCGTAAAACCATTATTTATGCACCCACTATTGCGTTTAGTGAGCATTTAGCACACATTATTCCGGGCGCTGTGCATTTTGACGGTAATACTCCGAAGGAAGAACGCAGACAGATAGTTAAAGACTTTAAATCAGGCGCTATTAGAGTTTTAATTAATGTGGACTTAATAGGCGAAGGATTCGATGTTCCGGATTGCGATACGGTTATTTTGCTTAGACCTACACAGTCTTACGCATTGTACATACAACAGTCCATGCGTGCATTACGTCCAAAAAAAGATTATCGTAAAGCTATTATTTATGACTTAGTAGGCAATGTATTTAGACATGGGTTACCTACTGCACCTAAAGAATGGCGTTTAAATGAGCGCACCAAAGTTAAAAATGCGTCTGGCGAGCCTGATGTGCTTGTACGTACGTGTAATAAATGTTTGCTTGCATACTCGGGGACAAAACCTATATGCCCGTTTTGTAAGCATGACAACGGTAAAACTCGCAAGCAGTTAGAAGAAGAAAAGCAAGCAGAGTTAATTAAGATCGAAAATATTGAACGTAAACAGAAGCGCATGCAGCAAGGACAAGCACAGGATTATGATGCACTTGTAGCATTAGGAAAACAGCGTGGATATAAGAATCCACACTATTGGGCTAAACAAATATTAAAATCAAGAGAAGAAGTTTAAGCCTTTATTATTAGGTTTTAAACTTTTTTTAAATTTTTTTTAGTTTTTTATTAAAAAAGTATTGCATTTATATAAAATACCGTTTATAATTAGGTATAGATTTAAAAAAAAGGGAGGCAACAAAATGATGACAATGGAAGAAATGATAGCAGAAGGTAGAAGATTAGAAAAAGAAAAATTCTTACAAAAACAAGAAGCAGAATTAACAGAAAGATTAGAAAACACAGGATTAGAAGTAAATAACATAATAATTAAAGAAGGATCACAAGGTTTTAAATTCCTTAGCGCTGACGTTGTTAATCATCCAGAATACAAAAAAGTTTATGTTGAATACATCGTGCAAACTTACAGCTCCGAAAGATTCTTTAAACCTTACCTTAAAGCTACTGCAAAAACACACAACGATAAATTAAAAGCGATTAAAAAAAATTAAATGCGAAACAGCCTTCGGGCTGTCTAGCGGAGATGGGCTACCGTTACTGATGAGCAAGCCTACAAAAAAAAGGAGGCAACACATGGAACAAAAAATTATAGATTTGTACAATCAATTAAAAGAACAAATTAGACTCGCAGATCATGACAGTGAAAACAATGGAATTTATGATTATGGTAGTTTTAGTAATTGGTACCACGGAGCATTTTATGAGCTTGCTATTATTGAACGTTATGTTAAGAACCCAAACGAACGTGATTACGATTTCATTACAGAATACATTTTAGTTAAATACCAATAAAACAAAGGGAGGCATTAAAATGATTAACATTAACAATACATATTGGAACGGTGAAGGCAAGTATCAAAAGTTTGTGGATTACATTGAGAGCATTGCAAAATGGACAGAACCAGATTTAGGTTTACCCGTACCAAAAACATTAGCACAGGAATACGACCGCGCTGCACATGCTTACAAAAGATTCTTCAACGATGGTGATATACCAAAAGGTTACAAATACGAATGGAAACAAGTTACCGCAGATTATTTAGAAAATCGTGTAAATAAAGTGATTGTTAAACTTGCAGCAAAAATGAATTATGATTTAAATAAGGGGGTACAACAATGAGAGTAACACTTAAAGAATTAGAGAACCTTAAATTATACTTAGAAACTTTATTAGAACTAAAATTACAAATCGACAAAGACGTTTCCGGATATGCTTTATTTGTAACCGCAAGCAATAATAAAGATGTTGCATATTATATTAAAGACGTTGCATATCTTATCAACGGCAGACATACTAAGAATGATCTTTACAATTTAATGCAGGCATTTATTAAAGGCTTAACATTTGTTAATAAGGGGGCACAGTAATGAAATGGATTAACGTTACTACTATCGGCAAAGATGTAGACAATAAGGCTTACGTTGACGCAATGTTTAAAGCGATGTACATTATTAGACAGTTTAGAATGGGTATTGTTAGCACTAAACAAATAGAACAGCTTAAACAGCACATTGAAACACATGCACCTAAAGGCTTAACAGATGAACAAGTCACTAAAATTATAAAATTAGAGGAGAGTAAATAAAATGACTAAACTTAGCAAAAAACACGTTAAACAATTATTAGAGATTTCATTGGACGAAGGAATTAATGCGTTGTACATACATGCGCAAGATAGCAACGCTTACGTTAAACTGTATATTACTTACGGTGGCAAATACGTTTTGAAACAATTAGCGATTATATTTATTAATGGTGAGCTGCATGAGCTTGATGGCACTGTTAGTTATTACCGCGCTAAACAGTTAGAAAAAAACTTAGAACCTTATATTAAGGAGTGTATATTATAATGAGATTTCATTACATGAACGCTTGGGTTGATCAGTATGATCACTGCACTGTATTTAGAAGCTACAATACACCTATTCTTATTAAGCATGCTGGGCATTGGTTTACAAGCGCTGTTAAATACAGCGCCTCTACCAGCAGACAGAAAAACCGTTTTATACACGAAAACAATATTAAACCTGTTGTGTTAGAGCATTATGCGTTTGTTAATATGTTACGTGAATATGATATTCCTAAAGGGTGGGCTTAGTTATGAGAGATTTAAATACTTACTGCAAACAAAATAAAATTAAAATACGCAACAAGGACGGTCTTAAACAAGTGTCTTACAGCGTGCGATACAATGGCACGACACACATGAACGAATTTACACTTAACTTAATTAAACACTTGCACAGAATTATTAAAATAACAGGCTGGCGTTATTTACCCGATAACCGCAGCTACAATTATAACGATTGGCCTGTTGTTAAGGTTAGGGCTTTATTTGAAGAGGATAACAATGTTAGAATTTAAAAACTTAAAAGAGCTACAAAAATATTATAATAAAAATAGCAATACTTACATTTTTACAGAGGACGTAAAGTTTGAATTTGATTTAGATATAGACTCACACATTATTGCAAAAACAATTTTGGCTTGGGATATTAAAACAAAAGATATACATGCGCACAATATAATTGCATTTAGCATTGACGCTGAAAACATATATTATTATGGCGTATGCGTGGCGTATGAAGAATTTACATGTACATCTATTGAAGGCTCTTATAAAAATCCTAAGCATTTATCTTTAAATGACAAATTAAGAATCAGACCTAAGCTTGCTAAATCCGTTAGACTTGAACTGACCGAGGATGAACTTAAAAAACTTAAACAATTATTAAAGGAGGAAATATCATGAGTATGAATTATGTTATTGATTTAATATTTAGATGGGATTTATTTAGCGATAAACATTTAGACTTCTACGAGCAATACCAAATTAATATTGTGGATTACATGGCACCCTTAACGCAAAAAGAATTACAACGCTTGCAGGACATTGACACACTGTATGATACGTTGCAAGATAAATACATTAATACCCGTGCATTAGTTAATAAATATATTGAACCGCACCGCAGTAAAATGCTTATGCGTATTATTGACGCTGAACGCAACATGGAACAAATTTATCGCGAGATATTAGAGGATATTATTGAAATTGATTTTAACAGGTTAGAACTTGTGGCATTTGGCGATGATTTTGAAGACGAGGAAACAGATTATGCAGATTAATAACAAAAACAGCCTGGTAGACGTTTTTAATGATTATGTAGCGCTTTACGACGATCCGTATGTTAAAATAGCTTATACGCGAGATTTCGACCGTTATGCGTTGGATACGCTTAAACTTAAACGTCGCGATTACGATAACGCATACCAAACATTGTTAGACAAGGGTGTATTTTACGAAAGCACTAACCGTGAAATTTTAATGTATTTTAAAGGTCATGACACCTGAGCAGCAGTTAGCATATCGCGGCTATGCGCTGCTTAACAGCAGACGTGAGGTGTTTAGGTTAATGCTAACCTTAAAGCGTGGCCAGATCCTGATGTATCATATGCACCGCATTAAACGCGATCAATACGTTGCGCATGTTGCTAACCATTTTGAACTGTTATGCTTACTTAAAATGTATCGCAACCATTACTCTAAATACATGCGCATGCAAATGTTAATAAAACAAGTTAGAGCTTTCGATGAAGATGACGATATTTTTGTTCCTTATTCTGTTGTAAAATAGGATTAAAAACTTTTAAGCCTTTTGCTTAATTTGGGTGCGTAAGTATCAGGTTATATGTACCCTTGTGTTGCTTGCTGCCTTGTCAGGGCCCCCCTTTCCCTTACATGCGCAGCGGCAGCACTTTTATTAATTATGGAGGTATTAATGACACCCGAAAAGAAATTAATGAATGAAATACGCTTGTATTGTGGTACTAAGGGCTGGATTGTGATACGCAATAATGTGGGTACTTTTAAACTTGCTAACGGCACCTACCTTAATACCGGACTTCCTAAAGGTTGGCCCGATTTAACTATACTGATCCCAGGTGGCCATTCGGTGTTTGTTGAAACTAAAATTAAAAAAAATAAAGTTTCTAACGACCAAAAAGAAAAAATTACTTTATTAAGAAAATATCAATTTAAGAGTTTTGTTTGTAGAAGTATTGAAGAATTTATACAGGAAATGTCTGAATTTATTTAAAAAATACAGGGTTTACATAGTTTTGTCTCTTTTTACTACTTTATGTATATAAAAAAATATATGTAAAAAGTTAGTAAAATAGCCATGAAACTGTGCAAACCGTGTATTTTTGTTTTTTTAATGTTATAATTTAGCTTGTAAATATCATATAAAAAAGTATATAGGAGGTTGCATGGGACGCAGAGCTTACGGACATGACATTACTAAACGTATTATTGAACTGTATGCTGCTGGCAAGACATATGACGAAATCTCTGCTGAACTAGACGTCCATAGGCAGACGGTTTATAATAAGCTTGCTAAGTATAAGAACTTACTTAAACAAAAAGAAGAAGAGAATGAAGAAAAGATTGCAGAAGTTATAGATCAAATAATGGGCCAAAAACCTAAGGAAATAGTTAATAACGTTTTAAGCATATTAAGCAAGCGTGAAAACATTGAGTCTGAATTTTTAGAGCGTGGCTTAGACCCTTTAAACAGGGTGCTTGGTACGATTGTTGATAAAGCTATTAAATTACAGGAGCTAGAACAGAAACAACAAATGTCACAAGAACAAGAAACCGCACAGGATAATTTTTTTAATGCTATGACTAAGGCATTGGATAAGCTTGTTGATGTGGATAGCTTAATTGACAGCGATAGCTTAGTGGACGACGACGAAGATGTTTCTTAATATATCGCAAAAACAAGCACTTGCGTACGCATGGTGGCGGGTACCTAAGTTTAAACATAACAACATGTTTGTAGCCCATGGCGCTATTAGAACAGGTAAAACAGTGTTTGCAAGCTACGGCTTTTTTGACTGGGCGGAACACACTGTGCTTAGTACACCTGCAACACGTTATACACAGGGCTGGAATAAGTTTAATGTTATTGGCGCTACTAAATACACGACGGAAGACAACGTTATTGACCCAATTATTAGTTATGCTAAGGAAAAGCGTGGCTATAAACAAGTTAATTACCGCGCACGCTTAACTAAGTACAACAAATCCATATACAATGACAGAATGTCAGGTGTACTGCTGTTTAAAAACGGTACGCATTACTTTATGTTTAAATATGTGGGTGTTAATAACAAGCGCAGCGTTATAAGTATCCAAGGTGCTACAAGACGTGGAACGTTTATTGATGAAGCTGCTTTAATTAATGTTGCTTTAATTGAACAAGCTATTGGGCGTAACATTACATTTCCAGACCATAAAATATTTATGACATGTAACCCTGAGGGCGACGAATCGCATGACTTTTACAGGCAGTACGTGAAAGGTGGTGCCAATAAAGGCATACTCGTGTTACAATTTGAATTATTAGATAACCCGTTGTTTGCAACAAGCGATGTTGACCGTATGCGCCGCATTTTTACTCCTGTAATGTACGAACGCAAGGTGTTAGGTAAATGGGTACGCGATAGTGGTGCTATTTATAAGGCATTTAACGTTGAGCGGCATGTAGATAAGTTTTACGACACTATGATGCATCGTGATTACGCCGAAATACGTATTGGTATTGATTATGGTGAACGTGATGCTACTGTGTTTACGCTTATAGGTGTTAAACGTAACTTTATGGGCATTGATGTGTTAAGCACGTATTACCACAAGAACAGTGATACCAGCGAAAAAGATATTAACATTTATGCAGACGATTTTTTTACATGGGCACAGCCGCATTTTGAAAAGCTTAAAAAAACAATGCTTGTATTTGTGGAATCTGCAAGTAATGGTGTGACGTTTTATAAGGTGCTTAAAAAACGTGCTGTTGAACTTAGGGTTAATTGGTTTAGTTTTAAACTTGTTAATAAGTCAAAACGTTTACACACAAGTACAAGTGCTATTAAAGAACGTATTGATGCTATGAACATTATGTTAGGTGCTGATTTTATACGTATTGATGCAAGCTGTAAAGAATTAGTGCTTGCTGTTAAGAAATCTGTATGGCGTGATGATAGAGAAGAACGTTTGGACGATAAAACAGTAGACATTGACAGCCTAGACAGTTTAGAATATGCTTTTGTAGGTTTGATACCAAAAATAATAGAACGGATAGAATTCCTTAGGAGGTAGCATTTGAAAACATATATTAGGGACCAAGTATTACACAAGCAGCGCATGTTTGACGATATTACAAGTATCTACCGCAGACTTGCGTTATACATGTACCAAGGGTTTGTGCCTAACGCTATTATGCACAATGACTTAACTCCAGAATTAAAAGCCATAGACACATACCATGAGAAAGAACTGTACGATCATAAAGGTAATGTTGTTGGTAAGTCCAAGGTAGATACGCTTGGGTTGCCTAAACAAATTACGTCCTTAATGCGTAACTTAATTTTGGGTGAAGGCGATAATTTTAGTATTGATAATGATGAAACAGAAGAAAAGATTAAATTCTTTAAAGACATCTTAAAGAAAAACAATTTCTACATTAACGAAGCGGATTCTATAGAGATATTCCTTAACAGCGGTGACATGCTTAATACGTTTGCTGTGCGTAATGGTGAATTTAAGCTTAGTTACCTTAATGGGTTTAGATATGAGATAGTAGAGTGGGAACAAGGACACCCTAAATCTGTTGTGCTGTATACAGAACGTAAGCAGTTAGACAAAAATAATAACGCTGTGTATTTTACACTGTTAGAATTACATAGGTTATATGACGAAGATAGTGATGAACCTTATTATGAAATTGTACGTGAAATATACGAAGGTCGCGAACGATATGAGTTAGAACGTGGTGTTAATTACAAGGAACACATTGGGTTGTTTGGTAACCTTAAAGAAACAGAAACATTTAGAGGCATTGCGGAACCTATGTTTGTGTTTACACGCTTGCCTATTAAAAACAACAAACAAATAGATACTATACGTGGCATTGGGTTAATGATCAACAGTATTGATACCCTGCGTAATTTAGATTTAACCTATGATGCTAACAACCGCGAAATTGAGCTTACTAAAACACAAATTATTGTGCCAGACGAAATGTTAGAACACGGGTATGACCGCGAAGGTAACTTAATTAATCACTACAATAAATCTACTAAATGGTACAGTGGGCTTAATGCAAGTGATGGCATTTCGTTTAATCCAGTAATATTTAACCCAACCATACGACAAGAACAATTCCACCAAAAAATTAAACAGGATTTAGACTTACTGTGTAATCAAGTAGGTTTAAGCC